GGCGTTGGCAGTAGTGGTCCGCCCCGGCGTGTGGAAATTTATGCAACGGCCGCGCCCATGAATGCGCAGAAACAGCCTGGTGATGTGCTTAGTCAGAAAACCCGAAGCTGGGACAATTTGCGCCTGGCGGATTTGGTTAAAACCGTGGCCACCGAAAACGGTCTGGTACCGAAAGTGGCTACGGAGCTTGCGAACATCCATATTGACCATGTTGATCAGGTGGCGGAGTCCGACGCCAACTTGCTGACCCGGCTTGCCCGGACTTGGAATGCTGTCAGTAAACCATCCGGCGGATACTGGCTTTTTCTCCGACAGGGCGCAACGGCTAACGCCTCAGGTGAACAAACCGGGGGGGTGGTTATCACCCCCGAGGAAGTTTCAAACTGGTCATACAGTGAGGGCGAGCGGGGGAGTTCGACGGGGAAAGCGACCAGCAGCAGCGGTAAGTCATCAGGCAAAATCGGTGTGCGCTATTACGATGAAGCGGATGGGAAGACTAAAACTACCGAGGTTGATCATGATGGACCCTCGATGGCGAACCCCTTCACCCAGCCCGCAAAGGAGACTGCTGACCAGCAGGCCAAATCGAAAAAAACGCAGGCTCAGCGCAATGAGCAGAAAATGACGGTGACGGGCCCGTGCCGCCCGAAACATGTCCCGCTTACGGCAGAATCCGGCGTATCCACGTCTGGCTTTGGCGAACGAGAAGATCGTGCCTGGGTGGTGGAATCGCTGGTGTATTCCCTTACGCCTGGCGGGTTCAGCTACACCTACAACCTGGTAGTTGATATTCGCAAGCCTGCGAAATCTTCCAAAAAATCCGGCAGCAAGGATAAAACTGGCCCGGATTATTTCGGTTAACTCTCCGCCTACTGGCGATCCTCATACGGAAAAACATTATGAACGGTGTAAACAGCCGGACCGGTAAACGCCTGTCCGGCGTCGCCCATTTGCGCCAGTCCGTCAGCGACATACTTACCACTCCCATCGGGAGCCGGGTTCTTGTCCGGGACTATGGCAGTGATCTGTTTTCGCTGGTGGATAACCCGCGGGATGATCTAGCCCGTCTACAAATAATCGCCGCGTCAGCGACCGCACTGGCCCGGTGGGAGCCGCGGCTGAAGGTAACACGTGTGCTCGTTTCCTTTCTTGAAGGGACGTCGGGCTGTGTGCTGGATGTTGAAGGTATCAACAAGGAAACCAATTTACCTGTCAGAACGGGAGACATAACGATTTATGGCAAGTAGCTATGACGTGATCAACCTGTCCGAACTGGAGGTGCCGAATGCCATTGTGGTGCCGGATGCGGCTGAAATCTTCACCCGCTGGCTGGCGCGACTGCGGGAGCTTGATAAGCAGTTTGATGCGTTGGTGGAATCCGACCCGACGTTTAAACAGGGGGAGGTGAATGCCTACCAGCTGACGTTGGCTTTTCAGCGGGTTAATGATGCCGTGCGGGCGGTATTTCTGGCGAGTGCAAAAGATGCTGACCTTGACCAGATTGGTGCCGCATTCAACGTTAAACGGCAGGTGATTAAGCCCGGTGATCCGCTTGCTATTCCACCAGTCGAGCCTGAACTCGAAGACGATGCAGCATTCCGCGAACGTATTCAGCTTTCATGGGCACAGCTTAATACAGCAGGCGCACGTAACGCATACCGCTTTCACGCGAAGTCTGCCGATACGGATGTGCTGGATGCTGATGCCTATGGGCCAGAAACCCATAACCTGCCCGGATACGTTGATGTCTATGTCCTGTCACGTACCGGAGACGGGACGGCGGAGAAAACCCTGCTTGAAAAGGTTGACAGCACACTGAATGCGGATGAAATCCGCCCGTTAACGGACTATGTGACGGTTAAAAGTGCCACGATCGCAAACTATGCCGTTACGGCGGAGCTGGAGATCCCGGAAGGACCGGACGCCAATACGGTGCTGAATAACGCTATCGATGTTTTACGGTCATACACCACGCTTTCCCATCGGATTAAAACTGTCGTCCCTCTGTCCGCTATTTATGCCTCGCTGCAGCAATCCGGTGTGGTACGGGTAAGGCTGATATCTCCGGCAGCAGATCTGGAAGCGGAAGCGGGTAAAGCGCCCTGGTGTACCGCCATAAATGTCACCCGTAGAGAGGTAAGTAGTAATGACGGCTAAGTTTCGATCTCTGCTGCCTCCTGGAGCATTTCATGAGGAGCGGGCGCAGGAGAAGGCCAGTGCTGAGCAAATCGCCACCCTCAATACCAATATGGTGCGTAATGCCAAAAATCCTGACACATGTCCGGCGCATCTTCTCCCCTGGCTGGCCTGGGAGCATGCCGTTGATTTCTGGGATGACGGCTGGACAGAGGTGCAGAAGCGACAGGTGATAAAAGATGCCGCATATGTTCATCAGCACAGGGGAACGGCCGGAGCGGTACGCCGTTCTCTCGGGTCGGTGAACCTGCCCACGACCGTGGTGGAGTGGTGGGAAGACACCCCGCGGGCTGAACCTTACACCTTTCGGATCGAAGTACAAAGCAGTGAGGTGGTCAGTGATGCTCTCTATCATCAGATCCGCCAACTTGCCGAGCGGGCCAAGAACCTGCGCAGCTACCTTAGCAAAATCGATGTGATGGCGAATGTAGGTATGGACGGGGCTTTTTATATATCGGGTGCGACAACAGCGCATATCGATGTGGACATTTTTGCCGGGGAATCTCATGGCTGATTACTACTCAATTATTACTAACCGGGGTAAAGAACTGGAAGCAGAGGCTCTTGCCAATGGTAGCCTAATTGTATTGACCAACTTTGTAGTGGGTGACAGCAATGGCAAGCAGGTCAAGCCAGATCCGGCGCAAATCCGGTTAATCAATGAAACGTACCGGGGAGATATTGCAGAGCTGGTGGTATCCCCGGAACAGTCCGCGCAGTTAATGGCGAAAATCGTTCTGCCGACCGGGATAGGTGGGTTCACCGTTCGAGAAGTCGGTTTATTGACTGATGCCGGAGAACTGTACGCAGTGGCAAACTGCCCATCTATCGATAAGCCTGTTGGCGGAGTCAGCGTCAATATGCAGTTTCGCCTGGCTGTATCAGATACCTCGAATGTTACACTTAATGTTGCAACAGGCGACGGGTTATTCCTGCGCATAGACCAGCACCAGGCTGTTTCTGCGCATTCATGGGCGCGGCCGTTGCATAAATTTCCACACGCCGGGGCGGACCACTACTGCCAACGCCATTCAGTTGCTTCCCCATTTTTCGCGGTGAAGTGCAGCAGAGCAACTGGCGCCATCACTAGCGCCAGCAAGATATACAGGAACTTTTTCATAGGTTGACCCGGCTGGAATTAAAATCCCGACATGCGTGGAAGGGTGTGAACTGTACCGTCGCCCACTTTCACCCCGAGAATACCCGCCACCTTTTTCGCAATAAGCTCAATATCAAAAGCAGCCGCGGAGGCAGGGCTAAAATCGAATACCGATTGCTGAGAGGCGTTCGCTTCACCGACGCTTTCATCGCGGTGCACCACGCCGAGTAACTTATCGCCCAGCTTCTGCTCCACAAATGCGGTGACATCGCGGCTGATCTGGCGTCGGTTGTCGCTCTGATTAAGCACGAAATAGTGACCCGCTTTATGGTTCAGAACATCGCCCGTCAGGCGATGGTTTTCGATCTGCGGTAACAGGGAAAGAGAAGCGGTATCCGCCAGCAGCGTGATCAGATGCAGGTCGGCCAGCCGCGACATCGCTTTCAGTGCCGGCGAAGGCCCTGGAGGGAAATCCGCGACAATAATCAAACCCGGGTAGTTGAGCAGCGTGCTCAGGCCGCGCGTCAGAAAATGTTCGTCATTAGCCAGACGCTCGTCGAAGGCCAGACGCTGCGACTCGGTGACATCGCCGTAGGGCAGAACGAAAAGGTTCCCGCCCGCGGTGAGCACGTACTGGCTCCAGTCGGATGACTCCGCCGCTTTGGCAGCGTATCCCCGGGTGTCCGAGAGCGGTACGCCGAAGTGCAGGCGCAGCGCATTTTGCACATCAAAGTCGAGAGCCAGCACCTTGCTGCCTGCGCGCGCCAAAGCCCAGGCAATATTGGCCGTCATCATGGTCTTACCCACGCCGCCTTTTGGCGAACAAACGCAAATTAACGGCATGTGGCAATCCTTTCGAGCAGTGTATTGAGCGACTGGTTCTTTTCAGCGGCTGGTCGCGCAGAAGCAGGCGCCGGAGCGGGGGCAAACAGGCGTGAGAAGTCCACCTCAGCCGGTGCTGAGGGGCTTACTTCCGGTGCCTGCTGGACGACAGGAGCAACCGGTACCTCCACTTTTTGCGGCTCGGCGGCCAGTTGTCCGGCCACATCCTGCAAAATAGAGAGTGTTTTCGGGTGTTCTGTCTCAATTACGACGGACGCTGGCACAGGTGTGACCTCACCCAGCGCGAACATATCCGGGGAAACGGCCTGCGGCGTTATCAACGAGACATGACCGCCAGCGGCCAACGGGTCGGATTCACCCTGCGGGAGGAGCTGATTAATGATTGCCCAGCTGCCTTGATCGTTCGCCTGGTTTTGGGCAGAAAAGTCCTTGAAGTCGAGAGATTGAGTGCGAGTTCTATCCTTAAATCGCTGCAAATCATCATAGTGATTCATATGTATACTCATGATTTACAATACAATAATGTACCTACCACTATTGAGTTAATGTGGTTATACACAATTTTGGGTTGTTTTTAATTTGGGTGCAGGCACAGGTTACGTTACGGTTTTAACCGTACGCATATGTTAGGCGTGTTTTATTTTACGGTTATGACATCACGCTGCTTATTTTTAGCTAACCTTTATACATTAGCTGTACACATGTTAACTTTTTTTAGCTTAAAAAACACGACAGCGCTTTTATCTGACGATTACGCAAACTCTCTTCATTTAGT